CCATCATATTCCATGAAGTTTACTTCAAAGGGAACATAGACGATCTCGCCGACACGTGAACCCTTCTCGCCTTCTTGTTGGCGAACACCCTCATACACGTCACGACCGCAGATAATTTCGTAAGCATGGTAACCAACGCCTACATTACCAACAGCGATAACCTTACCTTCAACATAGCAGTCTTCACGACCAGCCATAGGCTTGAAGTCATAAGCACGGATAACATCACCAACAACAGCCAGCTTCGCATTTTTCAACATCATTTTAGTTCCTTTTCTCAATTCCATAAGTAATTATACCAAAGATCTGAATTAAAGTAAAGGACTAAGACGAAAAACCCTACAAAACGTAGGGTTATTTTTCTCTTTATAAATCAATGACTTGCGCTATGCCTTGGGTTTTGGCTCGGTTTTCGGGAGTAAATTTACACTTTCAGCCCATTTTCGAGTCAATTTAGGGTATAATTTAGCCAATTTTTGGTCTTTGATAGCAACGACCAACTTAACTTCATCAGCGTGTAACCCTTCGATCAAACCAACAAACAGCTGTTCTCTCTGAAGGTTCTTAACGTCTGCCCGTGTGAACACATAGAATCTGCGCAACTCTGAGTACAGATTTGTAGGTGTCATACCCAACGGCTCAACAGCTGGTTTGAATGGTGGTTCACCCTCAGGCAAAAGCCATTTCTTTTCTTTCTCGTATGCGTACTCAAAAATAACTTTGATTGCAGCTTTCTGAGCCACATACTTTTCTGCATTGGCGGTATCCTCATTGATATCTGCCAAAATTTGTGTGATTGGTTTAGCCATTAAAATTCCTCGATCTCATCTAACAATAACCGACATCTGTTTGCAATCAAATAATTCATGATGCTCATGCGGTCGCCTTTTGGATTACTAGATATATAGGCATTCAAAATGGTTTTCTCTATATCTTCTGGTATGTGATCAAAATTCACCAACACTTGATTACGATCCCAGTTACGACGCTCTTCATCAGTTCTACAAGCCTCTTTACCTAATTCCATAAACTCAGCTAAACGCTTTGCTGATACAGGTGACTGACGAACTCCTTCTTGTAGGAAAATATCATCAGCCGATAAGATATTAGGTACACCATCACCAGCATCACCACGAACAACGTGCTCAACCAAATTAGCATGAATCTCGTTCTTCTTTGTCACAACCTTCTTTTTAAGAAGTGGACTAAACTGACTCACGTTACTGTATTGTTGCAACTGTTTGAAGTCGCCATCTGATGATACAATCATAACTTCTTCATTCTGACCAAACTCTTGAGTCTGTTTTGTAAGTACAGCGATAATGTCATCTGCCTCACAGTGATCCAGGTGCATAACCTTGTAGGGAAAGTGTTCCTGTAGTTCTGTGCGAATCTTACCCAGTGTATCAAAAATAATTGTCCAATTTAAATCGCTGGCATCACGTGCCTTCTTGCGACCTGCCTTGTAATTAGGAAAGTAATCACGACGCCAGTACTTACGACCATCACAGCAGATTACAATCTGACCATAGTCTTTACCGTATTTCTTTTTGTAGGATTTGATCGATGCCAATGTAGCATGACGAATCAAATCTGTGGTCGCTTTCTCATCACCACTCATCAGTTCCTTCTTAAAGGAAAGAATTGTAGCAAGGGAAACTTGCGAATAGTCAATTAAAATCATTATTTTATCTCTGTGGTTACAACATCGGTTTTCATACAACCATTACCACAATTATGTTGGCTCTGGGCTTGCCCCTTACAGTTTGTATAATATACTGTCCAAGCATCATGGAACCGATAAACTGTACATCCCTCATGCGTGAAAAGTTTCTCAACTTTATACTCGCCTTGTGATACAATTTCTTCTGATTGTTTTTGACATCCAACGAGTACGACTAAAATAACACATAATATATATTTCATCAAAATACCTTTAAGAGGACACATTCCTCATTAATACGCCCATTAACTGCTTGTTCTTTAGTTGTCAGTGCTTTATATGCAGCGGTCAAGGGTCGCTTACCCATTGCTTGGTAACTTGCAACCAACTCTGGTTTGCGTAGTGTACGACCAGCAGATGTCTCAGGATCCCAACCGATAAGGGTTGTCCCTTTAACACTTAGACCAGATGATCCAGAGGCACGGTACACCTGCAGTTTCTTGTACTTGGTATTGAATACCCACAGTTCTTGACTGTTTACAAGTGATGGGGCTGAGATAGATTTGATACCATACTCACTATCTTCTTTCTTGTACTTCATCTTGGCAACAACAACACCAGCTGGTTGAGCCTTGCGTTTGCGTGGTGCACGGGTTGCTTTGGCAACTTGTACTTGTAAGCCACATGCCTCACTGATAGATTTATAGTGAGCCAACAGCTTCTTCAGTTTTGTTTTCTTGAAGTTTGAATAACCCTCAACAAGTTGTGAATCTTCACCCTCAAGTGCTTCTTCGAGTTCGGCAATGGTTTTGTCGAACATAGGTGCTAGAATCTTAGAAACACCGCCACTGACCTGAAATTGTTTTAATACATCTTTGGCTTCAAAGGTTTTGTCATTGACAACGAATTCGTCAATCATACCTTCAAACTCACCAGCGATCTCACGTGCCTTTTCTTCCATGCGTTCTTGAATACTGACCACGGGAACTGCCTTTGTAGCAGCGGCAACGGCGACAACCTCAACCAATGATTTGGCTTTGTGTGTCAATTCCTTGACACGTTCTTTGAAGTATGTTTCTTCCTTTTCTTCAAGGATAGAACCACCATCTTTCAATCTCGCCAGTACACCAGCATGACGGAAATCCCACTCATCTAACTTTAACATTAGGGTTGCGAGTTTCTTGTCTGTACGTGCGATGTAACTAATGAACCACTTCTTCTTTTCTTTATCTTCGTGATTAGCATTGTAGTAATTAAGTGCACGCAGTAAGTCAATACGATAGTCATTAGGGTTGAGCGTGAACTCAACACCCTTCATCATCTTTTCAACTTCTGCGACACGTTCTTTGCGTTTAGCTGTAGTAGCCATAGGTATAAACCTCCAAGTTATATACCATTATAACCTATTTCTGAATTAAAGTAAAGCATTATTTTTTGAAAGAAACATGAGCACCAGATACCACTGCAGAGAGCACACCAGCTGCAGCCCAAGTCTCAAAGGTATATGCGATTGCAAGACCAAATAAGGTATTCAAAGACCAAATAGTAATAAGTGGGCTAAGAATTACAAGGGCGATTACAATTACACCCCAAACGATTAATCCATATGAGTTCATTGTTTAGTTTCCTGTACAATGTTTTCGTAGAGAGTTTCGAATTCTTCATGGTCAGCAACTTCTTGTGTGAAATTTTGTTTATGGTATACTTTGGCCATGCGTGATAGAGTGCGCTTAGGAAGTTGAAACTGATCTGACATTTCCTTGATCGTTTCACGAATTAGGTCACGCTCTGCTCCCATTCTTGTCATGCTACCAGAAATCTCTGCCAGCATTTTTTTAATTTTGGTACGGTCTGCGGGATTTGAAATTTGTTGCATGATTATAGTGCCCACTCAATACGTTTGATAGAAGAAGCATTAAAAGAACGCCACTCATTAATTTCTAGATCGAAAGCCTGGATAGCGTCAGTTGTAGAAGGTGTCTTGACGGTAGTGACGTCGGTCTTCGGATGTTTCGCTTTAGGAATCAAATCAAAGTTACGAGTGCATAACATTTTACGTTCTGTACCATCTTTCTTTGTAAAGGTTACGGTAATTGGAAAACTTGTGGCTAAGTGTTCTTTCAACCATTGTCCAACCTCAGGATCTTTTAACAATTCCTCTGCTCCATTAGGTGCAGTTGCATTTGCCAAAGAAATAAAATCAATACTACTGTTACTTGTTACCATATCACTCTCCGATCATTTTAAAGAAATTACAAAATTGTGTGAAGTGCCCCGTATCAAGGTTAAACTTAATATCTGAGTATACCTCTTTGTTACTATCATGTTGACCTGTATACTTGCG